TGGTGGTTATCTCCGCCGCCTCGTCCTATTCTCAACCGCCCAAAACGACGCAGCTCTTTCCGCAATGGTGGCCTAAATGATCGATTACCTCCTCGCTTTTCCGACTGCCGAGGCCCGCAACGCCGTCTTCCCTCCTCCCGAGGACTCGCCTTGGGCCCCTTGCTGGCCCGTCTTCGAGACCGCCACTGCGATGCCCGTTCGTGTAATCATCTCCGAAGCAGTCTTCTCCGAAGACGGGGAAACCCTTATTTCCCCACAAGTCCTCGCTCCCGGAGTCTGGCTCGCAATCCGTGCCCCGGAGCGCCTTCCTGAAGTCGAAGACCTTCTCGAAACCCTCCTCTGCACAGATAGCGAGCTCGCCTCCGCCGGCCTCCCCTACGTCCATTTCTCCCGCCTTCAACCTGAAACCATCCTCGGCCAGGTAACCCCCGTATTCGCCGGCGACGGCTACCTAATTCCGGCTGGCTCGCCCGCATCCGCCCTCGAAGAGTGGCTAATCCCCACTTCGGAATAACCGCCTGTGACTCCGGATCAGATCCAAGACTTATCCGCACCGCTGCTCCAGCAAGGTATCCTCGGAGTCTCAACGGTTTTCCTCGGCTACTTCTGCTGGTTCTTCTACCGCAGCCGAGAGATCGAACGGAAAGAGCATAAGCTCGAGCTCGCCGCCCTTCACAAGCGAATTGACGAGCTACACGAAAAACGCATCTCAGAGAAAGACGCTATCACCACTATGGCCCTTTCCCACAACCGGACGATCGATGAACTTTCACGCTCGTTAAATATGAGGATGCCAGCATGAAGCATCTCCTCAAACAAGCATTCTGGCCCGAGCCCAAGCCAATCATTCATGACGAGGTCGAGCCCGCGCCGCTAAGCCCCGACAAGGAAGAAGAGGCTCGTGCAGCCAACTACCGCATGACCGAGGCCGTCCTTGCCTCCCTCAACCGTTCAAGCGCCTTGCGCGTCCGACTAGCCGAACAAACACTAGCCGCTGTCTCAGGAGAGCATAGATGAACTTCACTCCTAACAAAGCGATAGTTGCGTTAATCCTTGCACCAGTCCTTTATTTCACGCTCGCGCTTTTCATCACGAATCACCTCCTCCGCGACATCTTCAACTCCCTTTCCTTCGGAGTGGCCGTAGCCACTTGGGTCACCTGGCTTTACGCATTCTTCGATGCCATTCGGCATGAGGGCCGCGCAGGTAAGTGGCGCTTGATCCTCGGCATCTGCCTCACGATGCAAACGATCATGATCACTCGAGTCTACTCCGGCCTCTTCAATTACCTCGGCCGACCTGAATCTTGGTCCGACGGCCCCCTCCCCGGTTTCTTCAGCTTCAGCTATTTCCTCGCCGGAGCACTCATCCTTTCCGCTGCCGCAGAGGACAAAGAAGGACCAATCATAACCTATTTGCCTTTCCTCATCGGAATGGTTATAGGTGGAATATCCGCCGGAATTGTCGTAGTCTCCGGGCTTTCGCTCGGGTTTTAAGGAGTTAGCCACCGCCATGTCGCTAATCGAGGATATCGATCTTGACCTTTGCGAGCTCCCTAGGGTAGGCCCAGGGCGCCAGCCGGCGAATGTCTCGGCTGAGTTCGTGCGAGAGCTCAGTGAAGCTGATCTTCTCAGCCCTCCCGTCGCTATCCAAACCGCTCCGGCGATTAAAGAGATCAAGGATCGTCATCACGCGCTCGCTCGAGTCCTAGCCTCTGGCGAAAGCGAAGGAGTCGCCTCCGCAATCACCGGCTACAGCCAATCGCGTATCTCAATCCTCAAGGCCGATCCGCAGTTCCAAGCCCTCCTCGACTTCTACCGAGGCCAGGCGATTGATGAAAGCGAGGCCTTCCGCAAGCGCATGGTAATGGTCGGAATGTCCGCCCTTAACGAGCTCGCCGATCGCATCGAACTCGAGCCCGAGAAGATCACGGCGGGTACGCTCAAGGACATCGCCAAGGACTTGGCCGATCGAACTGGCCACGCCCCGAACGCACAGAAGGGCGGCGGAGTCTCAGTCAACATCAATATCCGAGACTCCATGGCTGAGGCCCGCGCTCGCGTCCAAGCCCTCCGTGATCAGCAATCCCGAGTGATCGATCATGAGTGAGCTCGAAACGTTCGATCCCTTCTCCTTCGAAGCGAAGAGCTACGTCGAAGCCGCTGGCTATGACATCGAGTGGCCCTCGGACCTTTCACGTCCTGCCGACTACGACGCCCTCCTCGCAGACCTTCTCCAGTTCGAGGACGATCCCCTCGGTTTCACCTACTACGCATTTCCTTGGGGAAAGAAAGACACAGTCCTCGAACGCTTCTCCGGCCCCGAGCCTTGGCAGTGCGAGATCCTAGCGCTCGTCGGCGAGAAGATCATCTCCGTTGAAGAAGCGATCGCTCGCGTTAGTATTCGCAGTGGGCACGGCATCGGCAAGTCCGCAATGGTTTCAATCCTCATCCTTTGGGCCATGCTCAAGGAGGACACTCGCGGCGTAGTCACCGCCAATTCCGAGCGCCAGCTTCGAACAAAAACCTGGGCCGAGCTCGGCAAGTGGTTCAACCTTTACATCGGGAAGGACCTCTTCCGGCTCACCGCAACTTCCCTATTCCCCGCAGACCGCAGCAAGCTCCTAACCTGGCGCATCGACATGATCCCCTGGTCCGAGCACAACGCCACAGCATTCCAAGGCCTTCACAACCAAGGCAAACGAATTCTCATAATCTTCGACGAAGCCTCGGAAATTCCCAAGGTCATCTGGACCACTGCTCAGGGCGCGCTTTCTGACGCGAACACTCAAATCATCTGGTTCGCCGCAGGCAACCCGACGGAGCCCTCGGGCGAGTTCTTCAACATTCACCAACCTTCCGACTACAATCCGTGGTACACCAAGGCGATCGACTCCCGTTCCGTCAGCTTCAACAACCTGAAAGAACTCAATCGCCAGATCGCAGCGGATCCCGAAGGGCTCGATTCTGACATCATCCGAGTCCGTATCCTCGGCGAATTCCCCAAGGCGGGCTTCACCACCTTCATCTCCCGCGCTATGGTCATGGAGTGCATGAACCGGAACATTGAGGAGAATGAAGTTGCTCACGAACCTATCATCCTTGGCGTGGACGTGGCTCGCTTTGGTAACGCTCGCTCTGTCGTTTACCCTCGCCGGGGTCGGGATGCTCGCTCGATGGGCTATCATGCAGTCCAGGGCAACGACACGATGAAGGTCGTTGACCTTGTTCTACAGTGCATGGCTCGCTATCGCACTCGCCTTGTTGCTGTTGACGGCGGCGGCGTTGGTGGCGGTGTTATTGACCGTCTCCGTCAGCTTGGCATACCAGTGATCGAAGTTCAATTCGGGGCAAAAGCCCTCCCCCATCTCGCGGCTAATAACCGTGAGAAGGCTCGCTACTCAAACAAGCGAGCTGAGATCTGGGGATCGTGCAGGGATTGGTTGCGTGGCGGCGCCCTTCCTCACGATCCCCAGCTTCTCGAAGCCCTTGCAGGCGTTAAGCAAACGATCCGCTCGGAAGACGTGATTCAGCTTGAGAGCAAGGAAGAAGCCGTTGACCGGATGAAGCGAGAAGGAATCACTTTCGACCTCGACGTCGCAGACGCCCTTTGCATCACCTTCGCAATCGACTCATCCCTTTACACAGGTGTTGACGCCCTTCACTACTCAAGGGAAGCTGAAATCCCAGTCCCCGAGCACAATCCTTACGAGGGCTTCCGCGAACCGCCTCCATCAGTCCATTAAAATTCCGCTTGACAAAGCGACTCACCTGTGTCAAAAAGGTAAGATCAGGAGTTTTTCAAATGTGGCCACAGATTGTTTCCTCCATGTTTGCCGGCGCGATGCTTGCGCTCGCAGCAATGGAGTTGAATTCCCCCGGAGTCTTACTCGCGCTCGCCGTCATCGGCATGCTCGCATGGGAGAGCCACCGCTCAGGGACTACGGTTGCCGCCCGCGTCTCCCTCATCGGCATTCTCTCCGGAGCTTGCCTCTGGCTCTACCTCCTCTTCCTCATCATCAATCGCTAGGAGCCTTCCCTATGTGCTTCGGATCTTCCCCGAAACCCCAGCCGATGCCGCCTACTCCTCCGGCCACTCCGACTATGGCGGACCCGGCAGTCCAGACCGCTCGCAACGATGCGCAGGAAACGGCCGCTCGTGAAACCGGCCTCTCCGGCACCAACCTTACCGTCAACCTCGGCGGCCAAGGCAAGGGCGTCAAAAACCTTGCTGCGACGGCATAAGGAAGCTTCCCTTTGGCCGATGGAGATTTCTTCTCAAAGAAGCGGATGATGGCGAGGCTCGCCAATCTCAAAAGCATCCGCATGCCTCATATGGGCGATTGGCAGAAGATCACTCAAGTGATCCGGCCCGCTCGTGGGCAGTATCTTGAGGAGGGCTCAGAAACCTCCAAGCGGCCGACTTCCATGATCAACTCAACTCCGGCAACCGCATCCCGAGCCCTCCGTGCCGGGATGATCGGCGGAGCTTCATCCCCCGCCTACGAGTGGTTCAAATTCATCCTCGATGATCAAGAGATGATGAAGTGGGGACCGGCGAAGATTGCCCTCGAACAGCGCGAGCGCATCGTAGCTCAGTACCTTGCTCGCTCGAACTTCTATCAGCAGCTCGAAACCCTCTACGGCGACGGCGGGGATTTTGGCACTGGTGTCGGCGTCATCGACAAGCATCCTTCGGACCTCTTCACAGCGAAGGTCTTCTCCCCCGGCCAATACTACATCGACGTCAACGAGCACGGGGACATCGACACCATTTACCTCGAATACCAAGAGACCGCGATTAACATCATGTCTCGGTGGAAGGACAAGGCTTCGCGCTGGGTCAAAGAAGCCTATGACAAGGGGAACTATAACAACAAGTTCTGGATCATCCAAGTCATCGAGCCCAATCAAACGATCAACACCGAGAAGGCTGATTGGCGAGGCAAGCCCTGGGTCAAGTTTATCTTCGAGCGAACCGAAACCGAAGATGGCGAAGCCAAGTACCTCGAGCTTTCCGGCTACGACGAATGGCCCGGTTTCAACCTCCGTTGGGAGCTTGCCTCCGGAAACATCTGGGGCTGGGGTCCTGGCCTTCTTGCCCTCGGCGACGCAGCCGCTCTCCAAACGGTCGAGTTCCGTGACGCACAAGCGATCGAAAAGGCTGTCAAGCCTCCGCTCACCGCTCCGGTGTTTCTCAAGAATTCACCAGTAAATCAGACCCCCGGCGGTGTCACCTACGTCGACCCTTACACCTCCAACAACATGAAGGTCGAGCCCATCTATCAGATGCAGCCGGGCATTCTTCAGGCCTTGATCACCTCGATCGAACGGCACGAGCGCAGGATCAACGAAGTCTACTTCAAAGACCTCTTCCTAATGCTCGCCACAACCGATCGCAGGGAGATCACCGCGAGAGAGGTTGAAGAAAAGCATCAGGAGAAGCTCCTCAACCTAGGCCCCGTTCTGATGCGGACTCATCGTGACGCGCTCAACAACGCAATCATCCGCATCTATCGCATCCTCGCCGACGCTAACGTTTTCCCGCCAGCGCCGGCCGAACTCCGTGGCAGGGAAATCGCAGTCCGTTACACATCCGCTCTTGCCTATGCCCAGCGAGCTGCCGGGGCATCTGCCCTCGAGCGCTTCTTCGGGTTCACAGGGAACATCGCCGCTGCCTATCCTCAGGTCCGCCACAAGATCAACGCTAACAAGGGCATGGACTTCTACGCTGACGCAATCGGCGTACCTGCCGAAGTCATGCGCTCGGACGAGGAAGCCAATGCATCGGCCCAGGCAGAACAGCAAGCAGCCGCTGGCCCCGCACAAGCAACCGCAGCCAAGGACGTCGCAGCCGGCGCAGAACTCCTCAGCCGCACTGACGTAACTCGCCCATCCGCCCTTCAATTCCTTCTGAATAGCACAGGCCAATGACTGATTTCATCCGCCCCGATAACCTCAAGCGAGTTCTCAGCACTCCTCAAGGCCGCGCTGTTCTTTGGGACATCCTCTCCGTCGGTGGCGTTTTTCGCCAGCCCTACGTCTCCGACAATCCATCCCTTACCGCCTTCAACTGTGGAAGTCTCAACATCGGGATTGTGCTTTACACAGAATGCATGAGTGCTTCTCCCGACTTCACCGCCATGATGCTAAAGGAACAAGGAAATGACAGACGCGATAGCAGCAGCAACGAGTCCAAGCTCGACGCCAGCGGGGAGCTCGACTCCAGCAGCAGCCCCCGCAGCAGCGGCAGCGACACCGGCGACGATCCCCTCGGACTCGGGTTCGACAGATCTGGGCACTGACGCTCCGGATACTTCCGGGCAAACGGATCTCGGCTCGGATGCTCCCGCTCCTGACGCGGAGGCTCCTGCCGAAAAGCCGCTTCCGGAATTCTTCGGCGAGCTCCCGGAAGGCTCCGACTACGAGCCCTTCACTCTTCCCGAGGGCTCAGTCGCAGACCCCGAGCTCCAGACCGACTTCTCCGGGCTCGCCAAGGAGCTCAAGCTCAATCAAGCCGGCGCGCAGAAGCTCGTCGACTACAAAACAAAGCTCGATCAGCACCAACTCAAGAAGTGGGGCGAACACACTGCCGAGCTCCGCTCCAAGGCGAAAGCTGACCCCGAGATCGGCGGAGCTAAATACGACGCCGCAGTCGCAGCTGGCCGCACCGCAATCGCTAAATTCGGCGGCAATGCAGCTCAGATTGCCGAACTCAAACAGGTCATGAACCATTACGGCGTCGGCGCTCATCCCGCCATGATCCGCTTCATGTCCAACATTGCCCGCGCCACCGGGGAAACGCCTACCATCGGGGGAGCTGGAGGCTCCGGTGGATCGGTAGAGAAACCCCTCCACGAACTCTTCTACGGCGACAACCGTAGCGAACAAGGAAAGTAACCAATGGCAACGCTAGCGACTACCGTCTCTACCTACGCCGATGTCGCCAAGAGGCTTGATCCTTCTGGCAAGATCGGTGGTATCGTTGAGATCCTGAACAAGACCAACGCTGTCCTCGACGACATGCTCACCATGGAGGCCAACGACGGCACCGGTCACAAGACCACCGTTCGAACCGGCATTCCTCAGGCAGCGTGGCGCCTGCTCAACTACGGTGTTCCCAGGGTCAAGACTCGCACGGCAGCGGTTCGTGACACCACCGGCATGCTCGAAGTCTATGCCGAAATCGACAAGGACCTCGCTGACCTCTCCGGCAACGCCGACGCCTATCGCCTCTCCGAGGCCCAGGGTATCATGGAAGGCATGTCTCAGCAGATGGCTGAAACAGTCTTTTACGGCAACACAGCGATCAACCCGGAACGGTTCCTCGGCCTCGCTCCTCGTTACGCCACAGGCGTGGTTGCCAATGCAGCCTCCGCTTCCAACGTCTTCGACATGGCGGGAACCGATCCGACCTCGAACACTTCCGCCTACCTGGTCACGTGGTCCGAGCAGCACACTCACGGCCTCTACCCCAAGGGCTCGCGAGCTGGCCTCCAGCATCGCAATCTCGGCGAAGTCACTCTCGACGACGGCGCTGGCGGCCAGTACCAGGGCTACCGAGACCACTTCAAGTGGGACATCGGCATGACTGTTCGCGACTGGCGCGCAAACGCCCGAGTCGCGAACATCGACACCGACCAGCTCTCCGACGCGACGTACCTCAAGAAGCTCGTCAAGACCATGATCGAAGCTTCCGAGGCTCTTCCAATCGCGAACGAAGACGCAAACTCCACCGGCGGCCGCCGTGTCTGGTACGTCAACAAGACCGTTCGCTCGGCTCTTCGTTGGGCTATCCTCGAGAAGATTGCCAACAATCTGACCTGGGAAGACTGGATGGGCAAGCGCGTGGTGATGTTCGACGGTCTCCCCGTTCGCCGCGTCGACGCTATCCTCAACACGGAAGCGGTTGTTCCGTTCGTCTAATAACTGCGGGGTCTAATTCACGTCGTGTAATCGACCCCTCAGCTTCCCTTTCCTCAACTCGGAGATACCTCCATGCTAATCGACAAGGAGAACCTGCTCTCCTACCAGCAGGCGATCACCGTCACGGCGGACTCGACCAATGTCATCGACCTCGGCCCTCATCACTGGGCCGGCGCAGCTGGCAACGATCGGGAAATCCCGCTCTTCATGAGCGTCGACGAAACCTTCACGGCCTCGGGCTCCGCAACCCTGACGATCGAAATTCGATCTTCCCCTGTTGTCAACTTCGCCAGCGGCGTCAAGACCCACGTCATCACCGATGCCATTCCGAAGGCATCCCTTGCCGCTGGCTCGCGTCAGCGTCAGTCGCTTTCCCTTCCGGCCGACGTCCAGCGCTATGTCAAGGCGGTCTACACCGTCGGCACTGGCCCGATGCTTACGGGCAAACTCACCCTCGGCGTGACTGCATCTCGCCAGACCAACGTCTAAGAAAGGAGGTGACCCATGGCTACCGATGACAAGAACAAGGCGGCTCCTGCTTCCGGCGCCGCTTCTACGGAGAAGGCAAAGGAAGAAGCCCAGAAGCAGTCGCTTGCAACTGGCGCTCCGAACCCGATGCTTCCTGACGATCGGAACTTCTCCACTCCCACTGCCGACGTCTCCCCCCTCAACACCGTCGGCAATCCGTCGCCGGGAACTGAGTCTCAGCGGCAGTGGGCAGCGGCGACAACGATCACGGCCGAAAGCGGCGACGGCAACCCTTCCAAGCAGAAGCCGGCACCCGAGTCCAAGGGCGAGCCGATCGAGTCCGTTGTCGTCAAGCGGCACCAGAACGACGAGGGCGCTCTGCTCGAAGTCGGCTCGACCGTCTACTACCAGCCCCGCGAAGATCGTCCCTATCCCTGGCCTCTTCTTCGGCCCAAGGACGACAAGTTCGCCGCCGATCTCGAGGACGAATACCTCGACTTCATGGACGCGAAGGATGCTGAAATGGCGAAGCGAGGCGCCACCGATGACCTCATCCGTCGCATTGCAGATCGGAGCTAACAGATGGCGCGCTCGGAACTCGACCTGGCCAATGCCGCACTCGGGTACCTAGTGCGCGATCGTCTGCGGAATCTGGATGGTAGTGATCTCGCTACCACCCAGACTTCCGGCAATCTCGAGCAAGCTAAGGAAGAAGTGATTGAAGCTTGGGATTGGCCTGAATGCCGCGTTGTGGGGTCGCTCACCCTAGCGGGAGGGATCGATACCGCAGGATGGGCCTACGCTTACATCGTTCCGGCCGATGCGATTAAGATCTGGTCCGTCGGAGAATATCTCGCCGCTAGAAGCGTTCCATACGCTCGCGGAATGAGCATTGATATTGGCTCGGATACGCAGTATATTCTCACCAACCTTGCTGAGGCGAAAGTCCGCTACGGATCCTCTCGCGCCAACATCGCCCGCTTCTCCGCCCAAGTCTTCGACCTCATGGCGCTCAAGCTTGCAGCCCTGTGCTGCATGTCCCTCGCCAAGGACGCGAAGCTTCACCAATACCTTTCAAAAGAGTATGACAAGAGGCTCTCCGCAGCGCGTACAAGCGCAGCAAACGCTGAGCCCGAGGTCATCGACATCGAATTCACCCCTGAAGTAATCTCAGTGCGCTCACAATGACAAAAGTCCCCTCTTTTACTTTCGCTGGCGGTGTTCTCAGCCGAGCTCTTTGGGGCCGGTTCGATCTGAACAAGTATCAGACCGGGCTTAAGTACGCCAACAACGCTATGCTCTCTGTCGAGGGCGGCGTAGGTAAGCGCTGGGGAACGTACTTCACAGGGAAAAGAAAGCTTCAAACGGCAGTCGGTCGAGCCAAGCTGATCCCCTGGCGCATTGCCGACAATGATTCTTACATGCTCGAGTTCGGAGACTATTACATCCGCTTCATCCGGCTCGGCGGATACGTCACAATCCCTGGCGGCTTCGTTCATCATGCAGACAACCAAGCCGCTAACGTAGGCGGAGTGATGGAGATTGAGACTCCGTGGACTGCTGAGCAAGCTTGGGAGATCAAGTACACCTTTGCTAATGACATCATGTATATAGCGCATAAGGATGTCCGTCCTCACGAGCTTCGGAGGCTCGGCCTCTACGACTGGCACTTGACGATGAAGACGTTCAATCCTCATCCGGACTGGCCTGTGACGGATCCCACAGCAACTTACTTCGATGACACTACAGCGGATGATAACTACGATGCCGAGCCCGTTGGTCATCGTTACAAGGTCTCAGTGACCTACGCTGACGGTATCGAGTCCAAGCCCTCTTCAAGCATCTTCGTAGCAGCAGACCTTGGTCACCGGCGGACTCGTGTCGAACTCGACTGGCCCAACGTCACAGATGCTATTCAATACACAGTCTACAAGGGCGGCAACGGCATCTTCGGCTTCATTGGCTACACCACTACTTCTGAGTTCACCGATCGCAACTACGCACCTTCCTACGACGTAGTTCCTGTCGGAAATCGAGTCGGGTTCGAGAGTGAAAATCCCTCGATCATGGAATTCTACAAGCAGAGAATGGCTTATGCCAGCACTGAAAGCAATCCGCAGGATATGTGGTTTTCTCGGCCTTATATCTTCAGTTCACTTGCTGAGAGCGTCCCGCTTCAGGAAGACGATGCTTTCCGTATCCAGCTCGTGGCTCGCCAGCGCCAGACGATTAATCACATGGTCATGCTCAAACGGTTCCTGATCTTCACTGACTCGGCCGAGTGGACGCTAAACACGATCGAGAACCGAGCCCTCAGCCTAGCAACGGCCGACCCCGTCGTTGAAACTCAGTACGGCGCCAAGCCCAATCTCCGCCCGATCGTCGTAGGCAACCGAATTCTATTCGTCCAGAATAAAACCGGTGCCGTCCTCGACATGGGCTATGAATTCACCGCTGATGCTTTCAAAGCAGACGAGCTCACGCGCCTTTCTAGAGACCTCTTCAAAAACAAAGAAATCGTCGCTTGGGACTACGCCGTTCACCCGCACAACCTCCTCTTCTGCGTCATGAGCGACGGAACTCTCAACATAATGACCTACGTACGCGAACATGAAATCTGGGGCTGGACTAGCTCCAACACCCAAGGGAAGTTCCTCGACGTAGCTTGCGTGACTGAAATCGACCACGAGGGTGTTTATTTCCAAGTCGAGCGAGTGATTGACGGAGTCACCACTTACTTCATCGAGCGCTTCAACGTGGACCTCACTGGCAAGCTGCAGAACATGGTCTTTTCCGACTGTGCCATTAGCTACGTAGACGGGCGAGCTGGCGTTGCTCACTCCGTCACTCCCGGCCAGGTCCTTATTAACACAACCGGACTCACCGCAGGCAAGCGAGTTCGTATCGAGCGATCGGCAACTGAGCACTGGATCGGACTCGTCAGTTCAGTCTCCGGCGGAACCGCTTACATATCCCCCGGCGGATACGGCACGACTAGCTTCTCCGAGGAAATCGCTGGAGACGTCGAAGTCCTCATCATGACTGATGCAATCACCGGCCTTGATCACCTCAATGGCGAAACCGTCTGGGCGCTCATCGACGGCAAGGTCCTCAAGGACATCGTCCTCACTGACGGAACCTTCACTCCCGAGTACCCTGCCGCTCGCATCCACATCGGCTTGCCCTTCTTCACAAGGGTTGAAACCCTCGACATGGATGCTGATGCAGTCAAAGGCCAGTTCCGTGAGAAAACAATCCACGAGATCTCAATCAACGTCCAAGACTCCCGTTCCGTTTTCATCGGAGTCGAGCACGCTGATTTCCCGATGGAGAAGATCACCCCTCGTGACAGCGACACGAATATGCACGATGCGAATGCTCCGCTCAACGGAACCTTTGATCTTCGGCAACATATCAGCTGGAAGAACACCACTGAGATCATCATCGAGTCAAATGATCCTCTTCCAATGAACATCCTCAACATAGCACCGGATATCCGCTATGCCTCAAGTTAGTGCTCGGCCGCCAACCGAGGAAGATATTGAGTGGCTTGCCGCGAACCTAGCCTCCGAGGATCGTGATGAGCTACTCATCCAAGGAGCCGAGCCGAAGTGGGCTATTCGCTACTCTGTCGCCCAATCGGAGGAGTGTGTAGCTGTCTTCGGTAACGGGGAACTCGCTTGCATCACCGGGGTTATGGCCGATCACGGACTGACGCACAAAGCGGTTCCCTGGCTCCTTGGAACCCCTTTCATGCAGAAGTATCCGAGGGAAGTCCTCCGCTTTAGCAAAGTGCTTCTCACTCGCTGGTCCGCTCGTCATCCGTTCATGGAGAACTACGTAGACGTTCGTCACGAGCGAGCGATCCGCTGGCTTACTTTCCTCGGCGCTAAGCGCGAGCTCGTCCCTGAATACGGCGCCTACAAAAAGCCCTTTTACCGCTTCACCTTTGGAGAAGACCCATGTGCTTCGCTCTAGCTGGCGGTGCCGGCGCAATCATCGGACTGCTAGGAACTGCCGTCAGCGCAGTCGGCGGGCTAGCCACTGCTTCGGCTCAGAGCTCAGCTGCTCAGGCCTCGGCCGATCAGGATAATCGAAACGCAGTCATCGCGCAACGGAATGCAGAGGACTCGCGTAATCGCGGACTCGAGGCAGAGCGTCAAGTTCAGCTTCGGACTAAGGCCCGTATCGGTGCTCAAAAGAATTCCCTTTCCGAGCGTAACATCGCCCTCAGCGGCTCCGCCCTCGATCTCCTCGGCGACACTGCCATGTTCGGCAAGCTCGACGCCTTGACCACTCGAAACAACGCTGAGCGCGAGGCAATCTCCTACGAAGCCCAGGGGATGAACTATTCCGCACAAGCGAATATCTCCGAAATGATGGCGGACTCCTACGCCACTTCCGGAGCTATCTCCGCCTTCTCCACAGCCCTCGGCGGCGTTAGCAATCTTTACTCCCAACAGCAGAAGATGACACTCTGATGGTTCAGGTATTTCGCGAGCGGGAAGTTCAGCAGTCCGGCCAGGTCCCGGGCTATCAAAATGTCCAGTATCATCCGGACGCATTCGGTGCAGCTACCGGGCGAGCCATCACTTCCCTCGGAGGCAACATCGCTGAAGCGGGGAATATGATCGCGCAGCTTGATGCAGAGAAAAAGGCCAATGATGCGTTTGACGTCAGGAACAAAGCGACGGACGCTCTCCGCACAACCCTTTATGATCCTAACGAAGGCATCTTTACCAAGAACGGCAAGAACGCTATGGACTCGTCGAAGTCCCTTAATGCGTCCTTGGACAAGATCCAAAGCGAGTACATTGACAAAGTAACGGATCCTCAGACCCGCAGCGCTCTGGAGAAGATGTGGCGCCGGGAGACGGAACAGGCGAAGGATAAGGTCGCTGTCCACGAGATGAACGAGCTGGGCAAGTACAAAGTCCAGACGGCGAAAGCCACTATGTTCGGCTCGATGGAAGATGCGTATAACAACTACAACGATGACAAGGCGATTGATCTGGCTCTCGGCCGAGCCCAGGAAGCGATCGATGTCAACGCTGATGGGTTACCTCCGGAAGCACTTGCTCTTGCCAAGGCCGAGGCCAAGTCCTCAATTCGCCTCGCAGCCCTCAGCCGCTGGTCTGCCGAAAACCCGAGCAAGGCACTTGACTATTACCGTGCTCACAAGGATGATTTCAGTGGCAAAGATCACATCACCGCTACTCAGTTCATCGAAGCAGCTCGGAACGCTGAGAACATCCAGGTCGAAACCTCCCGCATCATGAACCAAGGCAACCCTTGGCTCTTCGACAAGATGGAGGAAATTGAAAGCGGCGGGAACACTAACGCGGAGAGCCCGAAGAATGCCTCCGGTGTTATGCAGATTATGCCGGGGACGGCAAGAGAACTCCTCACCGCCAATGGGCGGACTGATCTCGCGGGGCTCGATGATAACAAGCTTAAGCAGGTGCTCAAGGACGACACCACGCTGAACCGGCAGCTCGGCCGGCAGTATATGACCAAGCAACTCGAGCGATTTGGCGGAGACGTAGAGGCCGCTCTAGTCGCCTACAACGCAGGTCCAGAAGCCGCCGAAGCCTTCCTCAAGCACAACGCAGGCAACCCTCCGGGCGAGCGGGACTACGACGTTCCCGGTTGGAAGGGGGTTAAGAACGAGTCCGAAGGCTACGTCAAAAAGATCCTCGGGTCCCTGCCGAGCAAGAACACTCCCGCGGGTCAGCGGATGACGGCGGAGAATTGGACTCTTAAAAACTTTCGTCCCGAGGACATCGTTGCCCCTACTCCTGGCGGAGCTTGGGTTGACGCTCGTGCGGCGCAGTCTCTTGACCAGCTCACCGACGTGATGAAACAGCGCTTCCGTGGCTTCCAGATTAAGATCAATGAGGAAAGGGATCCCGGCGGCACAACCGCTGGCCGTCGCCGAGGCACCTCAGATCCCAAGGATAATCCGCATGTCAAAAAGTCTCAGCACATCCACGGAAAAGCCTTCGACGTGCAAGTGCAGAACTGGTCAACTGAGCAGAAGCAAGCGTTTATCTCTGAGGCCCGGAAGCTCGGGTTCACTGGCTTCGGTTTCTACGGTCCTCGCGGCCACTTACATATTGACATGGGGCCAGAACGTACCTGGGGCAGCGTTCCGAATTGGGCTGTTGACAGCCTTAAGGCTCCAGTAACAAAAGTTCCAGGGATGGAGAGTGTTCAAGGTACTCCTATCGAAACAGCGCAAGCGACGACGTTGCCGGGGGCTCAAAGCAAGTCCGGGTTCTTCATCGATACGAAGACGAGCTCGCTTGACGCTTGGCTCGCTGATGCTGCGACGATCGAGGACCCGACTGTTCGAGCAGGCGTCGTTGCTCAGATCCGTGCTCAATCGGCGGTGATGGATCAAGCTCGTGATGCCGAGATCGCGGCGACAAAGCAATCGGCATGGGACATAATCACTCAGGGCGGCTCAACGAAAGAGTTCACTCCGGAACTCCTCAGCCGCCTCGATCCAAGCTTCGTTAACACGCTGACTAGCTATGAAGAGAAGCGAGCTCAGGGGGGAGTTAAAACCGACTGGGGTGCTTATGCTCAGCTTCAATCGCTCGAGGATGAAGAGCTCGTCAAGACCGACATCATGACTGAGTATGCGAATAAACTCGGCGAAACCGAGCTTAAGCAGGAACTCAATCGGCAGCGTGAAGCTCGGAAGAAGCTCGGCGGGCAAGAGCATGATGAGGCCTTGCTCGCCAACACCCGCACTCGGTCCCAGATAGTCGAGGGAATTGTTGACGCTCAGGGCTGGGACAAGAAAAAGAATGCAGAGGAAATTGGCCAGTTCAATCGAGTCCTAAGCGAACGCATCCTCGGCGAGCAAGCGATTAAGGGAGGGAAGCTTAATGAGCTTGAAATCCTCGATATCGCAGATAAGCTTCTGATCGAGGATAAGTTCTCGCCAAAGACTCTTGAGTTCTGGCAGGGCCGAGCAAGCCAAGGTCCGGCAATGAATGCTGAGACTCCGGATGAATTCGTTGCCGCCTCTTCGTGGGAAGAAGTCCAACCAGATGATCAAAAGGATCTCATCGACTATTACGAGCGGACCTTCGGAAAAGTCCCTGATGAAGAAGAAGCCACGGACATCTACAACCGAGCTATGCGAGTTTGGCTCGGCGGTAAGCCCGATGGTCCGGAAGACGAAAAGACTGCCCTTCGTGGCGCGCTTGAGAATAAACTCGGCAGCGCACTAACCGATGAAAGATTCGAGCGAGCTTATGGAAAATATCTCCTCTCCTTCCTTGGAAGATAGCCCGATCATTGACGAACTTGCAGCGGATCTTAAGAAGGAAAAAGCGCCCTTCGAGGATTTCGCAATCGAGTTCGAAAAGGAAGAGCTCGCGAAGGTGCATGCCGCCGCTCGCTGGTCTCGGAAGTATGATCCGGATCAGTACGCGAAGGCGGAAAAGCTCGGGATGGGGAGCGAGCCCGAGCGAGGCATTAGACAGATGGAGCTCCTTGAGAACTCCGCTGCGATCCTTGAATACGGGAAGGTCTTCAATAAGGCCCCTGCCCTTCGAGGCTACTTCGCCGAGCGTCCGAAAGAACTTCCCAAGGCCAACCCGGATGAGCTCGATAACATCTCCGGACTTGAGTGGATAACCTCCGCTGTTCCGGAAGCGTATAAGAATGCGAAGGTCTCGATCGAAGCCTCTGCCGCTGCGAATAGGATCGCTCGAGGCCAGGGGACGATTTACGATCGGGCGCTTGTGGAAAACTTCGATCAGAGCAGAACCTACGGCGCCGATGGCTGGTTCGATCAAGGCCTCATTGGAGCAACGCAGAGCATTCCGCAGCTGTGGGAGACTCTTAAGGGCTCCATGCGCGGATCTGTCCTCGGAGGAGGAACTGGTGCTGTCGTGGGCTCGGCCGTTCCTGGGCTCGGCACTGCTGCAGGTGCTGTCACTGGTGCCGGCTACGGAGCGATCGTTGGGGGTTATCAACAAGCCTGGGAAATCAACACCGGCTTGAACTTGCTTGAATTCAACAAGCTCCGCTCGGAAGACGGCAAGGCGATAGATCCTGAGGTGGCTTATACTGCTGCTAGGATATCCGGTGCCTTGGGCGCTATGCTCGATGCGGTCGGCGTAGGGCCTGTGATCAAAGCAATACCAGGTGCGCAGAGGGTTATCTCCGGGCTTGCCAAGGAAGGCATGAAGGAGTCGCTTAAGCAAGCAGGCTTTCGTGAGGCGCTTTACTCCTTCGCGAAGAACACAGGCGATCAGATCGCAACTGAGACTATCACAGAAGTCCTTCAGCAGGGAGTTCAGATCGCCGCAGCGGAAATCGCTAAAGCGAACTCCGAGGGCGAGTGGCAGTTCAAGTCCGCTGATGAAATGGCGACGGAGCTGGTGCAAGCAGGAACGCAAGCGCTTCAGGTGATGACGCTTCTAGCTCCTTTCGTTTCAAGCACTCGCTTCGGCGCGGACCTAGTCCAGATCAATCGCTCGAAACGGGAGCAGGATAACCTCGAACGAGTGGTTACTTCACTGGGCGAGAATAAGCTGATTGAGCGGGATCCCAATCTCGCTGCGGATTTGATCGATCGGCAGCTTGAGGATAAAAAGCTTTACATTCCCTCGGAAGAACTCGTCCAACTCTTCCAGGAGCAAGGGATCGATCGCTACGGTCCTCCGTTGCCAAACTGGCGTCAGCGCCTTGACACCGCTCTAGCCGTCGGCGGCGATGTTGAAATAACTGTAGGAGAATTCGTTGCGCATCTTGGCAAGGACGCTAAGGACAACCCGCTTCTCGATCTTGTTCGCACGGACCCGCAAGCGTACACTCGCGCTGAGATCAAGCAGTATTCCGAAGCGCTTGATGAGCTCCTCCTTTCAGAAGTAGAACTCGCTCAGAAGCGAGCGGCATTGCCGACTCAGCGGATTGAGACTAAGGTTGATCAGATCATTCCGGAGCTGGAAGAGCTTAAGAAGCAGATCGCAGCAATTGGCTTTGAGAAGAAGGCGGTGGAAAGCTACTCCACCATGTTCAACGCATTCTTCCAGACGCTTTCTACGAGGACGGGGAAGAGCCCAAGCCAGCTGTTTCAAGAGTTCGGTGTGGAGGTGCAGAGGGGTCTTCAATACGACGGGGAACAGACCCCTAATACCTTCAACCAATCTGCTCCTGATACAACTGATTTTAAAAACTGGTTTAAAGAAAGCAAACTAGTTGATGAAACTAACAATCCTAAGCTGGTTTACCATGGCACTCAGGGGGATTTCGATGCTTTCTCTACAGGTATTACTTGGGTAACTCCAGATAAAGAATTTGCCCGAGAATATAGTGAATTAGGTGCCTATAACGATCGGCCTAGTGGTACCCCAAAAGTTCTAGAAGGATTTGCTTCGTTGCAAAATCCTCTTAACTTGCGTAATGTCCCCGATGTACTTACCTTTAGAAAGTTTATCGGAGAAGCAATTAATCAGGCTGGTTCTATCTCTCCTGAAACTGCTCAAAAGGTAAACCAGCTCACAGAGGAAATGGCTAGTAAGTATCCGCAGGAACGCGAGATATTTAATTTCTGGTATGGCGCCTGGATAGAAAAGACTAAGGAAATACTGCAATTACTCGGCTTTGACGGGCTTGATTGGCCGGAAGATGGTAGTGAAACTTATGCAATTTTTTCTCCTAGTCAATTTAAGGCTGTTAACAACGAAGGGACTTTTGACTCGGCAAATCCTAATATGTATAAACAAGGAGGGGATATTGCGCGAGGAGCTATCACGTTAGATCCCAATCAACCCGCGTTGATTCAGCTCTTTGAAGGCCATGATATGTCTACGCTTCTTCATGAAGCTGGGCACTTCTTTCTAGACACGTACTCAAAGATTGCACCGAGCTCACCGGAGCTTCAAGCCGATTGGGAATTGATTAAAGCTAAACTTAAGATTGAGGGTGATACAATCACCCGAGCTCAGCACGAAGAATTCGCTCGGATGACTGAAGCTTACTTTATGAAGGGGAAAGCTCCCGATCCTAAGCTTCGTCCGATGTTCGAGCAATTCCGTCGTTGGCTCAAGCAGATTTACCAGAGCATCCGCAAGCTCGGCGGCAACGTTGATCCTGAAATCGCCAAGGTCTTCGATCGGATGTTCGTTGCGGACGAGCGTCTCGAAGCAATCGCCACTGACAATGCCTACGCCCCTATCTTCGACGCCGCTGAGACTATGGGTCTCGATCCAGAGGAGTATCTTCGCTATGCCAACCTCGTCGATGAGCTTAAGAAGGAAGCTCAGGATAGCTCTCGCGAGCGCATCGTGGGTCAGGCTGATCGCTTGGCTAAAGGCTGGCGAGGGGAAATCCAGAAGCAACTCCGAAGCGAGGCAGAAGAAAAGCTTCGAGCTACCGCACCTTACATTCACTTTGAAGAATTGAAACAGGGGAAGATTAAGATTGACCGGGAGGCGCTGACGAAAAAGTACTCGGCCGAGGCGGTTAAGAAGTTCCCTGCGAAGTCACTGGCAAAAGAGGGGCTCGATCCGGATCTCGTCGCCGAGCTGCTCAACTACCCGACAGCGGATGAAATGGTCTACGACTTTACTCAGGCGCTGCCGCTTAAGGAAGCTGCAAAACTGGCGGCCGAGCAGGAAATGACCAAGCGCTACGGGGAGAACTTTGCCTCCTCCGAAGTAATGGACCTGGCGATCAAAGAGCAGATGGCTCAGGACGGGCGTTTAACGGTGCTGGGAACTGAGCTCAAAGCGCTGAGCAGGAAAGCAGGGAAAGAGATCTCCGATTGGGGCCCGAGGCAGGTTGCCAAGGAAATCGCTCGCCAGTCGGTTTATGCCCGGCAGGTCAAGGATCTTAATTCTTCAAGGGCGCAGAACGCAGTTCACCGTGCTGCATCAATGGCGCAAAGTGCTATCGTCAAGGGCGATTGGGCTAAAGCGGCCGATTGGAAGCGCAAGCAACTGATCGCCCAAGCGGTTGCGAATGAAATCGAGCTCGTCAATAAAGCGGTCTCGAAGATCCGGGACAAGGCGGCTAGGTACACCCGGACTGCTTCCGGCTCCGTTCACCCGAGTTATATGGAACAGATCCGAGCACTCGTCGAGAACTACGACTTTGCTAAGATCTCCGGGAAGAAGCTTTCCAAGCGAATTTCTCTCAGGGAATTCATTGACCAGATCACCGCTGAAGGGGACGTAGTCCTTCCAGTACCCGATCGTCTTCTCCGAGATGCCGGTCGAGTCAATTACAAAGAGCTCACGGCGGAGGATCTTCTCGGCCTCGGGGATACCATCGACAATCTCGAGCATCTCGGCCGAGTGAAGCAAAAGCTCCGCCGAGCAAAAGAACTTCGGGAATTCGAGCAGGTCAAGGGAGAGATCCTTGAGTCCCTCAAGCTCCGGCCAACTATCAAAAAGGAAATGAAGACCTACACCGAGGAAGAGCGGACCATGATGGATCGAGTGATCGATTTCCATGCAACGCTCCTCAAGCCGGAGCAGATCATTGAGTTCCTTGACTCGGGCAATATCAAAGGCCCGATGATGGAGCATATCTTCCAGCCGATCACGGATGCTCTTAACCTCCAGAACGAGCTCGCTACTGAGTACAATCGGAAGATCATGGAGATCTTTGATAAGATACCGGCGAACTACCTGCTTGAAACCGTTTCAATCCCTGGCTTCGATCAGAAGATGACGAGGGAGGAGATCTACGCAGCGGCCCTGAACACGGGCAACCCAAGCTCACGGAAGAAGCTTCTCGAGGGCGAGCTCTGGTCGGAAGAGCAACTCGGCAATGTCCTCGCTAACATGGACAAGGAAGATTGGGACCGGGTGCAATCGGTTTGGAATGTCCTCGAATCGCTGTGGCCTAAGATTGCACAGCTGGAGAAGAGGCTGACAGGGGTCGCTCCCCCTAAGGTGGAGAATAGGGTTTTCAATACTCCGTTCGGGGAGTATCAGGGCGGGTACTACCCTGTTGTCTACGACTTCAAGACAAGGCGGGGTAGAGCCCTGATCGAGGACGTCACTCCTGTCGACAAGCGATTTGCCAACGGCCTATTCTCCAACGACTTCGTTCGTCCAGGGACCAATCACAAGTACACCACTAAGCGGACTAAAACGGCGAAGCCGATTAAGCTTTCCCTCGGCATTCTCCCGGCGCACATTCAAACAGTCATCCATGACTTGACCCATAGGGAGGCAATTCGGGATGCCTATAAAGTGCTCTGGGATCCTGAGATCCAGCGAGCAATCGAAGACGTTGAGGGAAATGACGTCTATCGGCAACTTCAAAACTGGCTCAAGTCCGTAGCAACCGAGCGTCACCTCGACGATGATCCAGTCGCTCGAAGGATCCAGCATCTCCGCACAGGGATGACTATCTTCGGCCTTGGCTACCGCTTCTCCACAGTGGCTGCGCAGGCTCTCGGTCTCTTCCCTTCGCTGACGAAAGTCAACAAGGGCTTCCTGATGAATGCGGTTTATCAGTCCGCGAAGCATCCGCAAAAGACTTGGGACTTTGTCACTGCGGCTTCGACGGAGATGAAGCACCGGATGAACCAGCAGGACCGGGATATCCGAGCAGCGGTGCAAGATATCACTTCTAAGAAGAACGTGGTGGATTGGTTCAAGCTCCACGCATTCACCTTTATCGGCTGGATGGACCGAGCGGTCTCCACGGTTACGTGGCTCGGAGCTTATTCCGAATACATCAGCAAGCACCCCGGTGAACGAGACATCGCAGTCCGACATGCCGACCGAACTGTCCGCCTAACCCAAGGCACCGGCAACGTCAAAGACATGGCTCAGATCATGAACTCCAAGAACGAGCTCAACCGCTTGTTCACTATGTTTTACTCCGGGTTCTCCGCACAGTACAATCTTCAAGTTGACTTGTATCGCAAAACTAAACGTGATATAAGTGAGGGAGATTGGAGAACCGTTGCTCTCGAACGTCTTCCTCAATGGATGTATTTGACAGTATTCCCGGCGATTCTTGGGGCTTGGATCACTGGCGATGCTCCGGAGGAAGATGAAACAACCGCTGCGTGGATGGCAAGGAAAGCACTTCTTTACCCCATGGCCTCGGTGCCTTTCATCCGCGACGTAGCGGGGGCAATGGATACAGGGTTTGATTACAAAATGTCTCCAGTCTCTCGCGTTGGGGAAAGCTCAGTCAAGGGGTTGCGGGAACTCCTTGACCTGACTGATGAGGATAAGGAATTCGAACTCCGCCGGTTCGCTAAGCCTGCCGGGGAAGTCGCATCGATCATTCTTCATCTCCCAACCGGGCAAGCGATTTCTACAGTGGACAACCTCTGGAAGGGTCTCGAAGAGGGTGATCTTAAAGCACGAGACCTCATTTACCGTCGGAGAGACTGATGACCGTAACTATAACTAGCTCGGAGACTGCGTGGCAGGCGGGGAACGGTTCGAATAAGAACTGGAACTTTAACTTCCCGCTGCCGAATGCAACGGCCCTTATTGTGCAGGTGGCGAACAGTGGATCGCCGGCGCTTGATGCGTGGACTGAGTACACGACGAACTTCGAGGTGGTTTATACGAACGCGGATAAGACTGCTGGGTATGTAGTCTATCCGAGCGCCGGAGCGGCGGTGGTCTCTGGAAAGTACGTGCGTATTCGCAGGAATATGCCGTACACTCAGACTACGGATATTGGATCGGAAGGCCGGTTCGATCCGCAGCTACATGAGGATACGTTCGACCGAGAAGTGATGATGATCCAACAGCTCAAGCGGGATCAAGGTTATTTGAAGCTTGAATACGGCACTGCAACGGCATCAATTGCAGCGTCGGTGAACGGGGCTATTGCGGCGGCGCAGAGTTCTGCTGCCTACGCCAACGACAGCAAGCTTTATGCGGCGAGTGCAAACTACTCCGCAAGCGTTGTTGTGGCTGCGGCCGCGAGCATCGGGAACATCGTCTTCTATGACACTTATTCAGCGGCCAATGCAGCGGTCGGGGGGATGGTCGCAAACCAGGTTGTTGAGATCTTCGCGGATGAGAACTACGGCGGTTCTCGTACTCGCTACCGCAAGGAAGGTGCCGTGCTCGTGCACAAGCTCACCTTTGATAATGCGAGGGAATTCAACATTATCCATTATGGAGCTAAGCCAGACGGAGCAACTGACGCAACGGCGGCAATTCAGGCAGCGATCACTGCTGCTAGAATTGTGAAAGGAAAAGTACTCGTTCCTGCTGGTGTGTTCAAACTGGCTCTCGGCTCGGCGGCTCTTGACGTAGGCCTCGGCGATGTCAGCATTGTCGGAGTCTACGGCGGTTCGATTATTCAGTGGGATGAGGGTGATAGCTCTCCGGTTACTGACGAGAAGTGTGCCTTTAAGAATGTTGTAAGGGACTCTTCCAAGGGTTATGTCAACTTCGAGGGCATTACTTTTCGGGGAACATTCGGCCTCGGGAATAATCTTCGTCGAGGTGGCTGCGCGGTCTTCCTCGATCACTACAAAGAAGTCCGCTTCACTCAGTGCAGGTTCATGAACTGCTCACAAATGGCAACCGATCTCCACTTCAATAAGCAGGTGATCTTCGAACGATGCCTCTTCCAAGACGTTTCGCGAGATGGCGCGAGAATGCGTGAATGCTTCTCCGGTTATGTCACCGGCTGTGTGTTCCGTCGAGTCGGCGATGACAACGTTGCCTGGCATCACGGAAAGTACGAGACCGACGGTTACGATCCCGATGACGGCTCGCCTCGTGGTGAAGGTCTTATCGCTATAGGCAATTTCTTCTACGATGGATCGAACCCATTCGCTTGCGTTGGCGGACGGAAGGTTATTATCGCGAATAACTTCTCAGATCGCGGTGGTGGCCATGGCTTCGCTTATGTGATCGCTTATACGAATGAAGGTTCGCATCCTGTCGGCCACGTTTTGGTCGAGGGCAATATCGTGATGAACGGCCATCATGAAGATGCTGTGATTTATATTCGAGGTGAGCAAAGTCCGAGAGGCTCGGTCTCGACCGGTGGCGTAGTTCCTGGCATGCCCAAGCCCGATGGTTCGTTTGAATATATCTGGAATCATCAAAACGTCAGCGTCGTTGACCTTGCCGATCCATTCCCTCCTATGGAAAACATCATCGTAGCTAATAACATCATCGGCAGAACTTTGCCGGCAGTGGCTCATTATACTGATTGGGGATTTGGTAAGTTCTCAACAGATCCTTCTGGCAGCTATGACGATGACCGCGCAGTCACGGATGCGATGATGCTTCCCTATGCGGGAATTAACGTGGACGCTTCGCACGGTGTTATCGTTAAGGGAAATATTGTTCGGCATACAGTAACTGGTATTTTTCTTTATGCCCAGCAGAATATGTATCCAACTATTGCTAACGCAATAGTTCAGGGAAATATAATCACTGATCACTCAGGTCCTGCTATTGCTCTCGCTGGTTATAGCGGTAATGAGTATGTTGACGCTCTTATCGACGGCAATGTTATCGGCGGAGATATCTATCGCCGAGACGCTGGATCTAATCTTGATGGAACTTACGATTCTGGAACGAGTGGTCCTTCCGCGTTTAACATTGGTACTTCGCACGGAGCACTGATTACGAATAATCGAATCTCAAATGTAGCGTACGTAGCCCCGGACTATCTTCGCTGTACTTTTAAAAATAACATAATCGTCTGCGATCCGGTAAGCGTAGGCAACGATGCAGGAAATAAGGGGATCAGAAATATCCCTGCCCCGGCCTACGGCTTTACTGCCGTTATTGCTCACTGCAACCCCACTGATTATACCAACTATGGTAAGATCAAGAATGCGCAGAAGCAAGCTGAAACGGCGATGCCGAATACAGGCACTTATATCGCTGGGCATTTTGTCGAGCACCGAGCTCCGCAAAATACGTGGAACCAGGTTGATGTGCTTACGGGCTGGTGGAGAGCTACAACGGGCTCGGGACATGTGTTAAATACGGACTGGATCCCGATCTACCGTCAGACTAAGAAGGCGGCGCAGTTCTTTACTAACTGGAACGCAGGGACTGTTGCGGCGGGAACTATGGAGACGACGACATTCGCAGCAGCTGGAGTTGTTCTTGGGGATTTCTTAACAGTAGCACCTCAGGCTAATCTCGGAGGGCTTGTGATGACCGCCCATGTATCGGCTGCGGATACTATTCGCTTGACTGTGTTTAACCCCACAGCAGGTCCGTTGGTATTCTCCGCCACCGTCTTCGTTCGTCACTGGCCAAAGTCATAGGAGGAAGTTATGTTTACACTCGAAGAACTCGATAGGGCTGCTAGGGGCCCTATCAACGAAGCCAATGCGCTTGCGGTGGTTAATTCCCTCGCTGCGTATGGGGATCAATTCGGGCTGGTTAATCCCCATCGGGAGGTTCAGTTCTACGCTCAGATCATGCATGAGAGCGGGGAATTTCGATACGACAAAGAAGTCTGGGGACCGACGCCGGCGCAGAAGGGTTACGATACCCGCACGGACTTGGGGAATACCAAAGCTGTCGACGGGGATGGAAAGAAGTATCTCGGTCGAACCGGGATGCAGCTTACCGGGAAAGCAAACTACATGGCCTTCCGCGATTGGTGCAGAAGGAATATCGACTCGGCCGCCCCGGACTTCGTTAAGCTCCCTGAGAAGGTGAACACCGATCCTTGGGAAGGACTGGTTCCTCTCTGGTACTGGTCGATCCGAGAGCTTAACAAGTACGCCGACCGAGGTGATATCGAGCAGATCACCAAGCGAGTGAACGGAGGACTGAACGGTTATTCCGATCGCATCGCACTTTACGCTCGGCTCGCCCTGATCAAACTAGGCTACCCTGCCGATGGTCTTCGCGACTTCCAACGTGATGCCGGAGTTAAGATCGACAACGATCCTGGCCCGCGGACTCGGGCGGCTCTTCACACTGCACTAGTCAAGCTCGTTCCGGGCGAAATGGCTAAGCCCTCGGTGCAGGTTGCTCCTGTCACAGAAGAAGTCGAGAAGCCGGTTCCGGTGACTCCGCCAAGCATGGAAGCTCCTTGGTGGAGAAGTAAGGAGTTCCTAACTCCCGTTCTCGGCACCGGCGGAGTTGGGGCAGTCAGCGGGTTCTTCGAAAAGTTCGGCTCGATCCCGGCGATGAACCTTGCGGTGTTGCTTGGGTTCTCAATGCTGGCGACAATCGGGATACTGCTCTATCTCCGCCACAGGGATCAGCAGAG